TAGCCATCGAAAAAGGAATCCGTTCAGAATTGACCGAAGGTTTTCTCGTTGGACTAAAAGATCTATTTACAGAACACTACATTACAATTCCAGATGAGAAGGTTGATGTAGTAGATGATCTATTCGATAAGGTTGAATCCTTAGAATCAGAACTGAATGAACAAGTTAGTAAAAATGTTGATATTCAGTCAGAACTTACAAAAGTTAAAAAAGAAAAAGTTTTATCGTCATTGACGAAAGACCTTACTGAGACCCAGAAAGAAAAAGTGGCTGAATTAGCTGAAAATGTTGAGGCTGAAGACGCAGAAGACTTCGAACAAAAAGTTGAAGTACTTAAAGAAAATTACTTTCCTACAGAAGATACGAAAGTTGCTCTGGTCGAAGACATCGAAACACAAAATAATGACGAAGAAAGCGAAAAAGAAGCCGTACCTGCTGGTATGGAACACTATATGTCAGCTATTTCGAGACATGTTAGATAATATTTTTTTTAAATTTAAATTTACTAAAATACATACAGGAGAATAACAATGTATTTGTCTGAAACTTTACAAGAAAAGTGGGGACCCGTACTCGACCATCCTGATTTGCCCGCGATTAAAGATTCTTATAGGAAAGCAGTTACAGCTGTTTTACTAGAGAACGAGGAAAAATCAATTATGGAAGAAGGTGGCTCTACTATTTTATTTGAGGACGCTCCTGGGAACGCAGTTGGTGCCGGAATGGGTACAACCGCTGGAAATATTAAAGGTTATGATCCTGTTCTTATTTCCTTAGTTCGCAGAAGTATGCCCCTCTTAATTGCATATGATGTTTGTGGTGTTCAGCCCATGACAGGTCCGACTGGTTTAATTTTCGCCATGAAGTCCCGTTATGCTAGTCAAACCGGTTCAGAAGCACTTTTCAGTGAAGCTGATTCTGGTGTTTCTGGTGCTAACGCTGCCGCTACATCTGCACACACCGCTAATGGTAACCCAGCGGCTGCCGCTTCAAGTTCAACTGCATATCTACCAGGTCGTGGAATGACTACGGCACTTGGTGAAGCACTTGGCGATTCGGCTGCAAATGCTTTTGCTGAAATGGCCTTCTCAATCGATAAGGTAACCGTTACAGCGAAAACACGCGCTCTCAAAGGTGAGTACACAATGGAACTCGCCCAAGACCTAAAAGCAATTCATGGTCTTGATGCTGAAACTGAACTTTCAAATATTCTGAGTTCAGAAATTTTGGCAGAGATTAACCGCGAAGTTATCCGTACAATTTATGGTAACGCCAAAACTGGTGCCCAACAAAACGTTGCAACTGCCGGAACATTCGACATGGATGTAGATTCAAACGGTCGTTGGATGGTTGAAAAATTTAAGGGACTAATGTTCCAGATTGAGCGCGAAGCTAATGCGATCGGTCATGACACACGTAGAGGAAAAGGAAATATCCTTATGACTTCTTCGGATGTTGCTTCCGCACTGCAAATGGCTGGTGTACTTGATTACACTCCTGCTCTTTCCGGTAATGATTCCTTAAATGTTGACGACACTCAGTCAACTTTTGCTGGAACACTTAACGGTCGTTATAAAGTATATGTTGATCCATATGCAACAATCCAAGACACAAATTGGTTTGTACTAGGATATAAAGGTTCTAGCGCATATGATGCAGGATTATTCTATTGCCCATACGTTCCACTACAAATGGTACGTGCGGTTGGTGAGAATAACTTCCAGCCAAAGATCGGATTCAAGACACGTTACGGAATGGTGTCTAATCCTTTCTCCACTGGAACCGCAGCATCTAGTGATGGATCACTCACTTATAATACTAATGTTTATTACAGACGATGTCTTGTTACTAACTTGATGTAATCTTGTATTAAATTAAGTGATATAAATAAGGGTAAGGGGTCTTAGATTTCCTTACCCTTTTTTTATGCTCACGAGGTATTAATGGCACAAGCATCCACCGGCGTACGCGGTACAGATAATATAAATTACCTTTCACCTACTGGCTTTAGATTTCTTTGCTCAGCAATGCCAGAAAC